TCACGGGACTGCAGAAGAACGGTCACCTTCGCAAGCTGGACGAGTTGCGCATGGGGGCCTACGGAAAGCCTGAACACCTGTGGGAACGATCCGCCGACCCCCGCCCCTGCAAAGGAGAGGTATGAACGCCACCATCGACAACACCTGGCGACCGCATTGGTTCAGCATTGAACTTAGGCCGATGCCGAGAACTACCACGCGAACACAATGGAAGGAGTGCAACCGGTGGCGACGCATAACTCAGCGCCTACTGCGCGAGTCCATACCTACTCCGCCCGAGCTTCACTGGGGGCGCATGGAGCCGACCCCATGACCCGCACACCTATCCTATGTAGTTTTGGCTTGCATCGCTGGAAGGAGGTATATCGGCTCCGTAGGAAGTCTCCTCCGCTCGATTATGAGCCAACTAGACTAATGGCTATGATGGCTGGCATATGGGTCGCCCCAATCTTTTCGGCTGGTGCTGGTCTATGGGCTTGGCCCAAGGGGCGCAAGTGCAAGCGCTGCGGAGCGCGGAAGCCATGAAGACCCGCACACCGATGGAGATGTATCACGATCCGATGGACTTGGCGTCCTGCATCCTTTCCGTCGCCAACCGGAACGGGTCGCAGGAGGAGATTGATGGTTTCACCGAAGACTTGGAAATGGCAATGTTCGGGGAGGTCGCCGGCTGTCTAACTGCCCCTGTAGCGTCTGCCGTGACTCTATGGAAGGCAGGAAGACAGGATTCGGCCATGCTCGACATGGATGCGATTTGCGGGCTGTTCACACCGCCTGAAGACTAACCCCTTGCATCCCCCTGAGAGACCCCTGACCTGTTGCGCGATAGGGGGAGGCTATCGATAAGCGGTTAGGCAAAGAAAAGGGGAAGCCGAGGCCTCCCCAATTCCCTGTTGCAGCCACCCGCTACTAGTGGCAAGATGGTTTCCGCAGCGAGTTACCAGCTCCTGCGAAGTGGCATCGGTTGAACTAGAACCGGATGCGGGACTGAGTATACCGTCCCCACCCCTCTAAGTGTCTACCCCTCCCCTTCGCACGCCTGAATGCCCGTTGCAACGCAGCGTCCGGCGCTATATGGCCGTCCATGTGACCTACACGACGCACTGTCGGGGCGAACCCGGGAGACAGATAGGAGCCGCAAGGTGCCCTGCAATGGGCGGTCCCGGGATGCCTTTGTCCGAGCCTGAAAACTCAGGGTGAAGGCCTCTTCCTACTTCCCAATTCAATGGGGGGTAGGGGGGGCTTACCTAAGAACCGGCCATCAAATCTAGGGTGAAGATGAAAAAGAACAACAGAAAGCTAGTCCATGGGAATAGAAGCTACACATGGGTATCAGTGCTTACTTTGGTGTCGCATGAGCTTGGCTTCCCTGGCGGCAAGTACAAGGCTGGATACTTGGCTCATAAGGTCTGCGAACTGAAAGGCTGGCCTATGACAGGCGCCAGAGAGGTGCTAAAGCGGTACGCCACGGAGTTACTGGATTCCGGTAAGCGTTACGTGAAGTCTACGAAGTATGTCCCAAGGGCGGGACAATTAAAGAGAAGCGCAGATGTTCCACGACTTGGCGAGCCGCACCCTGATTACCAGCGTGATGACGGTTTCTACAAATCACTAGCGTGGCGTCAACTTCGCCTCTTGGCACTCGCAAACTGCCGTGTTTGCCAAGCGTGCGGCGCAAGACCTCCTGATGTTGTCCTGCACGTCGATCACGTCCAGCCGCGCTACAAGGCTCCGCACCTAGCTCTCTCACTGGAAAACCTGCAAGTGCTCTGTGAGGATTGCAATGTCGGAAAAGGAGCGTGGAGTAATGCGGATTTCAGACACTTCAAATCTATCTGAAATGATGGCCGGTCCCACGCAGTCCTGCGTTCTTTAGGTAAACGGGAGAGGAAGTGATGGTGTGCTGCATGTGGTGTGACAAGCCGTCCGAGTTCCTATGTGATGCGCCGATAGGATTTATTGCAGATGGCTGCACTCGCGACAAGCTTGGGAATGTCACAGGCCTGCTGGCTGGCTCACGCGCACTACGTGACGGGTACTGGACGTGCGATGCCCCCATGTGTGGCGACCACCGCAAGATGATCGGCCACATTTGCGGGGAAGACCACGACACGATTGACCGATGCCCGTATCACGTTGAACACGGTGAGCGAGAACTTAAATCAATCATCGGCTTTGAGCATGAAATGGATGGCTGGCGACGAAAGGTCCACGCGGAAATCCGCCGCAGAAGACTGGCATAGCAGCGCAACCCCGCGCATCAGGTAGAGACAGGAGGGTGGGATGAGTGAGTACAACTTCGAAGGTTTGACCCGAGCGCAAATGACGCTCCTGACCTATCAGGGCTGGTGGCAGTCGGATAAGGGGCACCGCCCGCGCCCTAACGTCAATACGGTAGAAGGACTGATGCGGCGCAACCTGCTGATTGAGCATGCGCGAGGGAATCCGCCGATCTACGAGTACGAAGTCCCCACTGACGTACACATGGCGTGGTGCGCGTACTGCTCAGTCCGCTAACCCCGCCGCCCAACCCCCTACCAACTGACCCACAACACAAGGAGAGGAAACATGGGTAGAGAGATCCGCATGGTGCCGCCGAACTGGGAGCACCCGAAAAAGTGGGAGCACAACCCGCGTAAGGGCTGGCGGGAAGTCCACATTCCTATGTATGACCGGCCATATCGTCCTGCACTGGAGGAATGGTTCGATGGCTGGCAGAAGTGGGAGCGCGGCGAGTACCCGAGTTACACCAGCGACGACTGCAAGGGCGACCCGTACTGGGAATATACCGGCGGACCGCCTCAGCCCGAATATTATCGGCCTGATTGGAAGCCGGAGGAAATGACCTGGTATCAGGTCTACCAGACGGTTAGCGAGGGGACGCCAGTAACGCCACCCTTTGCCACAAAGGAAGAACTGATCGACTACCTTGTCGAGAATGGCGACTTCTGGGATCAGGAACGACGCAAGGATGGAGATTCGATCATGCGCTGCACCCCTTGGCCGCGTGAGGAGGCGGAAGCATTCGTCAATGGTCCGGGGTGGGCTCCTTCTATGGTCATCGCTAACGGGAAGTGCATGACAGGCACCGAAGCTCTGGCGCAACAACCAACGCCGCCGCTCGGCGGGTAGGGGAGAAGGACATGGCACATGTTTGCATTCACGGCGCATCTTCGGATGACCGCAGGTACGACGGGCAATGGAATGCGCCTTTCTCGCAGTGTTCGTGCTGCGGGATTCGGTTCCCGTACATTGACAGCGGGTCATACGGTTCTAGCGGAATAACTTCTAGGACATGGCATCCAAAGGACAAGTGTGGTCGATGCGGTGGTGAACACGTTGAGGACCGCTGGCACCGTTCAAACAACAGCAGGCTTACACCATGATCTGCGAAACCCCCGACTGCGGCCAAGTAGCCCTAAGCGTGCTGACGACGACGTGTGGCCGATTCTGCCTTTGTGGATCGTGCATCGAGCAAGTCTTTGGAGTAGTGACCCAAGCGCAGGACGAGATCGGCGAGGCGTTACGGGAGACCAGCCATGCTAGTTGACTCCGAAGTCCTGATCCTGGTCCGTGAGGGTTTCAGCCTTGGAGAGATCGAGGCCCACACCGGACTGTGCCGCGAGAGATCAGATGCCATGTTCATGCGCGCGCTGGCCGAGATAGACCGCGAGGCTCGCAGGCAGCGCCACATCGAGAATTGCCGCAGGTGGAATGCGCGGAAGAGGTTGGCCGGTTTAGCGAGTGATGCGCGTTCTAGCTGATATGGAAGACAAGAGGAAAGGTTATGAGCTCAACAGACGGATTTATAGCGGCATTGGCATTCGGCGCTCTGTGTTCAGTAGCCGGATTGCTGACTGCGGCAAACATGGATATGGAAGCCGCCTATATCGAGTGGGCGTCCACTGTTTGCGATAAGAATGATGGGCTTAAGTCGCTGGATCGCACGACTGCTACGTGCAAGAACGGCGCGGAGTTCACGCTGGGTAATCGATGAGAAAGAAGCCAGAACCCAAGCGCGATTCCCCCACCTACCAGCGCACCCCGCTAGTGGTATCCAAGGACGGCAAGACGTTCTCCGTGGACGCTGCGCAGGTTGTGGATCTTTTTGCCGACTACAAGCGATGGGGCCTGCTGGATAAGGATGGGAGGGTGAAGGGTGGCTGAGATTCGCCAGAAAGATTGGCAGCAGACCGGCAACGGGAAGCTGTCGGCCAAGCAGATTCGGATGTTTAACGCTGTGTGTGGCGACCTAGAGCAAATCCACTGGCACGGCAACAAGTTGCACAAAGACGATTGGCGACACCTGTTCAGCGCTGTAGCGGCTGGGCAGAGGATGATGCCGGGATGGCACTACGGAGACGGGCGCGCACCAGGATTTATCATGCTAGGGAAATCTTCCCTGTCGCTTACGCGCTCGGAGGCATCAGACGCCATCACCATGGCAATTCAGTTGGGCGATGACCCGGAATCGCAGGGGATCAAAGCCTGTCCGGTTCGCTGGTCGAATACCGTATTGATGGGTATGGGCTTCCCTGAGGAGATAGGAAATGGTTAAGCGATATGACTGCATCACCGTCACCGAGTGGGATGATACGTTCGGGAAGATGGAAGAAGAGAAGGATGGTGAATACGTTCGTTATGAGGACTACAAGGCATTAGAAGATCGCTTGAAAGAGATCGAATCCCGTGCCTGAGGTCGTGAAGAGCATCTACTTCAGTCAGTCCGAAATACTGGACGCCATCGAGCGCCTGCATGTTCGGGATGGATGGGATGCTGACGTGACCTACGGCAATGGCGCGTTCTACAAGGGCCGCGCGGAACCGCGCCTTAAGTTCGACATTCAGCCTTTGTCCGATGGTGTCGTGCAGGCATCGTCCGTGACGGTCCCGGTGGAGTCTGCGTCGCTGTGTTCGGTGATGTTTGATCCCCCGTTCCTGACCTATGTCAGAGCGGGCCGCGACCACAAGGAAGGCAAGGTTCAGATGACGGCACGATTTGGCGGTTACTGGACATATCAGGAGCTAACGGACCACTACGGCGGCACAATCAAGGAGACTGCCAGGATCCTGGCCAAGTCCGGCGTGCTGGTCGTGAAGTGTCAAGACATAATCCACAACCACCGGATGCACTGCACGCACGCCATGGTGATCGGAATGGCGCAGGAGTCTGGGTTCAGGTTGAAGGATCTTTTCATCCTTGCCGCAAAGCATCGGATGCCAGGTCCACAGAAGGGGCAACAGAAGCATGCCCGCATCTATCACAGCTATTTTCTCGTTTTCGAGAGACTGAAATGAAATCCGAAGGACAACAAGCCGACTGGATAGCAAGGCAACGAGAGGCCGAAGCATATCGCATCGCAGCAGACACGGCCCTGCACAATCCTTGGCACGACGAGCGCGAGCGCCAGGAGCGGGCGGACTATTATCGGAATCAGGCCGAGAGGCTGGAGGCGGCGCTATGAGTTGGAAATTGATCCCTGTTCCTTTCGGTTTTGAGTGGAGGTTTTGGGTTGTATATGACCCGGGTCCAAAAACTGAGTTAACGATTGAGCAGAAGAGACAGAAAGCCAGGCAGGATGAAAGTATGGCGAACTGGAATGGTGACCTTTCATCCTTTGGGAAAAGCCTAAGTCCATATTCTTGTTGCCGCCATTCCGGGTGTAAATCATGCCAACCATGACCGCCAACATGCGAGACGTGGTAATCCGCGAAATCGGCTGCATCATTACCCTTCGCAAGTTTGGATATTACGCACCATGCGAGAAGCACCACCTCCTGACGACTGGTAGGCACGGCACTGGCAAACGGCGAGGCGAGCAGGCAACCATTGGCCTGACGCCGTATTATCATAGGGGTTACAACTACTCCGGTTTGCAGGAAACAATGTCGCGCGCGGATGCTCTGGCGTACTTCGGACCCAGCTACGCGGACAGCCCCAAGCTTTTCAGGGCTGAGTTCGGCGACGATGAAAGCCTACTTGCCGAGCAGGACCGACTAATCGCCGTATGGCGGGAGAGCTTTGTCGTATGAGGCGAGCAGCTAAGGTCGATGCGAACCATGGGAGCGTCATCAAGGCTCTTCGCGAGGCTGGGTGCTGGGTTCTAGACCTTTCGGCGATTGGGAGGGGTTGTCCCGACCTTTTGGTACATGGCCCGGTCTACCCATGGGATTTCAAGCTAGTGGAAATCAAGGACGGCTCCAAGGCTCCCAGCGCGCGGAAGCTGACCCCGGATCAGGTGACGTTCCATGCTGGTGTTCGTGGCCCAGTCCACGTAGTGAACAATGAGGCTGAAGCGTTGGCCGTGATGGGAATAAAGTGCCCCCATGGGTAAGCGCAGCAAGATCACAGTGAAATTCAAGATGGCCGTGTCGGGTCATGCGCTGCTTCAGGAGGCGTCTGCTGACACGGGGCTGTCGGTGACTGAAATCATCCTGCGGGGGCTGGAGAAAGAGCTATCCCCATGGGTCAGAAAGCGAATACAGGAGAGGGTGGATGCGACTCGCACAACTGACAGGCTACAACACGAGCGGCAAGGGGTTTTGGCATCACGTCCTTCCCGAGGGCAACGTCTGCACGACGATGGGCCGGCGGGTACTGGTGACGGCTCCGGGCGTTGAGGACTACTGGCTGGACGAGTATGGCAATGTCGAGCTTGCGCGGGTGTTCAGGGCGGTTTCCGAAGATAACGGAAATTAGCATTACGCTCTGCAATCAGGCTGGCCGGTTCTATTCGCGACTGTCGTCTAAGTAGTGTAAGCAGGGGGAATCCACCTAAGAGGGTTCCGAGATGGGCAGGAAGTCAGAGTACGAAGCCAACCGCTTGTTGGCAGATACGCCTCGCCGCAGGATCAACCGGGACTACGTGCCCACGGTGATTCCGCTGGGCGAGGTTCTGAAGGTGCTAGGTGCATTCACGGCGGGGCTGGTACTGATCGCCAATGCGGAGGGAGTATGGACGTGGTTGAGTGCTATTACGGCAAGGGTGATCGGCGGCGGGTGATTGGCTGGCTGGTTGAGGGAATTGATGGATTCCTCAGATACGTCCAGAGCGGGCCTAGAGATCCTGTCCGCATCGTATGGCCGGATGGTCGTCTATTCGACTACTACCAGGATGATGGTAGATGGGAGGCCGCATGACCAGAGACGACCTCGACAACCTGCTAAACCACCCTCTCATGCCTCCGGTGTGGACGGCTGTACGGCTGGCGTCGCATCACTTTGCGGGCATACCTGAAGTGAAATCTCTTGATGCAATCGTTACCGAGGGTTCTCAGTATTCAGCGATTGGCCGCCCAACAGATTTAGACTGGCTGAAGTCCAGCATTGAAGCGGGCGACACAGACCCTTACGGCACAAGGCGGCGCGAACTTCGGGAGCGCTGGGCCAATCAGGGCATGTACGAGAACGGCCTAGACTGGGAAGCCCCGGAGCCGCCGAGTGGGGCGGAAGGGCTGACGGTGGTAGAGATCAAGCCTGACTAGTGCTAGATTTGGATTGCCGCCGGCTTGGCGGTGACTATGCCCTGAGGGGCAGGAGATAGCATGTACGACGAGACGAATGTTCCCGGTCCTGAGTTCCGGGTCCGCCCGGTTGTCCGTTACGTGGTGACCCGGTTCTGCCATCCCTACATCGACCATTCGATCACAATACCCGACAACAATCCGGGGACCTATGTGCCTGGGGGGAGTGAGGTTCTGGCAGAAGTCCCCAGCGAGCAACGGGCCTTTGAGATCGCCGAGGCAATGAAAGCTGCTGAGGATAAGTGGCTAGGATCTTCTGAATCTATGGCGATTAGCGGCCGTCCCCCGCAGCCGCAGGGCTAGGAGTTTCCCCGCTCCGAATCCCGCCAGCCCCGAGCGCATCGGGGCGACTACCCAGGCGGCGGAACTGCCTAGTGTAGGGGCCGCGCCGGAGACGTAACCGGCGACTTAAAGTGGTGGCATTGGTGTTGGATCGGTATCTTTCGGTGACGGCCGCCCAGTCCAGCAGCCCCGTCAGGCAGCCAGTGTTACCACTTTAGGTCTTTGGACTAACGCATGCGGCTTGTCGGGCTGGAATAATTCGGCCCCGATCTCGCGAGGACAGGCCGCAGCCGTTAGTCTTTGGGATGGAATGCGCAGGCTATGCGCTAACGAGGAGATGCTTGGGGCTACGGCTATGCCTCGCCTATAAGCCGACCTCCGCGACGTGAAGCGGTGGACGGACGGCAGAAAACCAAGATACAGGGTTAATCCCTGACCATCCCGCCTTTTGATGCCCCGTAGCTCAGTGGCAGAGCATCCGGCTTTGACCCGGATGACGCAGGTTCGATTCCTGACGGGGCTGCCAACTCGTGGTAAAGTCCGCCCATACGCCCAAAGGCCCGCGCTATGGCAGTCCTAATCTCGGCAGGACACAGTAACCAGGATCCGGGAGCGGTCGCTAATGGCCGCCGCGAGGCCGAGATCGCCACGGACTTCCGGAACATCCTCGTCACCTGTCTGGCTGACTTAGGGATTCAGGCTGAGACAGACGGGAAGGACAAGGATAATCTCCCGCTGCGTGAGGCGGTGAAGCTGGCGAAGGGCAAAGATATCGCTATCGAAATCCATCTCAACGCCGCCGCCAACCCTACGGCATCCGGCGTCGAAACCCTGTCGGGCCCCGATGACATGCAGCTAGGCGCAAAATTGTGCGCCGCAGTATCCCAAGCCCTGAACATCAAGAACCGGGGCGCCAAGCCTGAAAATGCGGGCCAGCATCACAGATTGGCCTTCGTGCAGGCTGGCGGGATCATCCTAGAGCTGTTTTTCATCACGAATCCTAACGACCTAGCGGCTTACGATGGCCGTAAGTGGCCCCTAGGGCGGGCCGTGGGAAAGGTGATCGAGGATGCTTATCGTGCCTAGTTGGGTTCCAACCCTGATCGGGTCAGTTGCTCTCGCGCTGGCCTCCGGGCTTGTTGGCTGGATATGGGCGCTCTGGCGCGACCACCACGCCTTACGGGTCAAGATCGCCGAGGAATACCCCAAGAACACCGCCTTGAATGAGTTCAAGGAGGAGATTCGCCAGTTGCGTGATGTGGTGTATCGTATCGCCATGCGCCTAGAGGTTCCGGTGATTCGGAGGGATTGAGGCATGGAAGAACAGGGGGATCGGCAGGCGCTCGCAAGGGCGCTTGAGAGGTTCAACAGTACGGCTGAAAAGTTGCTCCAGGCTACCAACAGCAACACCGCGAAGATCGAAGTAAATGCAGGCGGGATCGGCGTATGGCTGGCTGCCACCTGCTGCATTGTCGTGATGGCTGTCGTCATCGTGGGATCGGTGTACATTACCCGTGAGTTCACTCGGCAAGACGTTCAGATGCAGGAGCTTCGTGACAAGGATTCAGTCCATGACGCGTGGATCCAGACCTTGAACAACAACAAACAGGACAAGAAACGATGAGCGGTGGCGCGGTTGTAATCATCATTGGTGGCGGAACCCAGCAGAATCGGACCGCTGAGACCATGGAACAGGAGGGCGGGAACCTGAAGATCCGGCTTACGCTGGAGGATGGCGAGACGCCCAGTCAGGCCCTGCGCCGCGCGGCTGACACGCTGGACGGAAGTGCTTGACGCCCTGATCCACTGGATATGCCTAAAGCTGGGGATAGCCCATGATTGAGTTCGCGCTAGGCTTCGTGACTGCTTCGGTGGTCTTCGTGTTCTTCCCGGACCTTGCGGTGATCCCTGCCGGCCTGCTGCGTAGGGCTTGGGAGGCCATCAAGCGCCGGAGCCCGAAGGAATGAGCGCCGCCGCCAAGAGTGCAGCTTGGGGAACGGTGACCGCCCTGGTTGTACTGGTGGCGGCAAATGGGGTGGCGTTCTTCGATAGCCTGCGTGCGGGCTGGGTGTTCGTCACCGAAATCACCTCCAAGATGCCCTTGGGACTTGGGTCGTTCCTACTGGCTTGGCTGCTCGGAGCATGTCTCATGGGGTTCTTGAGGCGCTGGATCCCTGAGCCATCGCGGCGGGACTACATGCACTGGCGGATGTTCTTCATTGAGATATCCTCCGCTGCGGCAGCCTTCCTTGCGTGCTGGCTTCAGACGAGGACCTTGCTAGGCATGATCCTTGGACTGACGGCCGGCCTGTCCATTTCCATGATCTACCGGGTTCTGGCGGCTATTGGCTCGGCGGCTGTCCGTAAGCTCTACGCTCAGCCGGATACCTGATGCTTTCGCTCGCAGCCATAGGCGCGGCTTTAAGGCGTATCCCGGGATGGGCCTACGTCCTTTTTATCCTTGTGGCGGCTGGTCTGTACTACGGCCATACTCGCTACAATGCCGGACAGGCCGACGTGCAGGCCAAGTGGGATGAGTCGGTAGCCGAAGCCGAGAAGGTCCGTCTAGCGACAGAGCAAGCATGGAACAAGGCTGTATGGGATCTAGCCTACGCCGCAGAACTAAAGAGGGCTGAGCGTGAACAAGAGACTGAGCGCACTATTGCTGATTTGCGTAGCGGCACTGTCCGCCTGCGCGACCGGTTCACCTGTCCCGCCGCCAAGGCCTCCGGAGCTGCCGCCAAACCTGTCCCCGAAGAATCCGGACTTCGGATCGAGGATGCGGAATTTCTTGTTCGTTTCGCCGACGAAGCCGACGCAATCGCCGACGAACGCAACCAGTGCATCGCTAGCTATAACGCCCTGAGGGCTAAGTGATGGAAGACGAGATCGTATTCACGTTTGAGGACGACGACGGCGAGGAGTACGATGTTGACTTCACGCCAGATCCCGAACTGACGGAAACCGTCCATTAGGACCGCTATGAGCCGCTTATTCAAAGGCTACTGCACCGAATACCTGAGCGCCTCCCAGGTTCAGCAGGTCCGAGTGCGCAGGTATCAGACCCGAACCCTGACCGTGGACTTCAACGGGGCCATCCCGAAAGACGAGGTTATCGAGTCGGTCCGCTGGGATTGCACCAGTCCATGGGCGACCTACATCTATGATGCGGCTGTCAGTGCGGACCAGAAGTCCTCAACCTTGAAGGTGGACTTCAACTTTGCTGGCTGGGGCGGCATCAAGGCCACGGCAACGACGGATGAAGGAACCATCTTGAATTACGAATTCTTCATTACAGTCAAGGACGCGCCCCTGTACCCGCAGGCTACCTACAATTTGGCAAACGGGCCTTATTTTGTGGTCGTGTCCGCATGAGTTGGGATAAGCGCCAACTAGCGGCTGTCGGCCTCATCCGGGCAGAAGTTCCAGATGCTCGGATATCGTTCTTCGGTGGCGGCGGCAACTGGACTTACGAAGGGGATGGCCCTAGCGTCATGGCAATTGATTACACCGATCAGCACCTAGGAGCCCCAGGCTACCTTCATGGGATCCATTGTACAGGGAAGGGATTCGACTGCTGGTTATCGGATGACGATCTGCCAGCTCCCCCGGTTTTGCCAGACAGCCAGATGCGCAAGAGTATCTATTTCTGCGCAGGTGTTGACCTGAACATCCAGATGGATCGGGAGGCTAGGGGATGGATCTGATCGCCTACCTAGAGGCAAAGCTAGTTGAGAACGACTTCGACGGCACAAGCGTCCTTTACATACCGTGTGGTATGGAAGGAACGACAACCCTGTCTGACGCCCTGATCGCCGCTTACGTGAGGCAGTACGTCCTTCAGGCGCAGGCTTCGCAGAACAGTATTCATTGATCGTGGAACAACTCGTGGAACATGACGGATTCCGTTAATCAAACTGAGCCGAAACAATGGAAGGTCGGCGACGGCACGCCTGGTCCTGGCCGGCCTAAAGGTTCGACCAACAGGGCGACTGAGCGCACGCGCAAGGCTATCGCGATGATTGCCGAGGATATGGCTGACGATTTCAGGGAATGGGTTCAGAAGACCGCCGTGACTGATCCTAAGGGGGCGGCAGATTTGTACCTGAAGGCTATCGAATACCACATCCCCAAGCTTGCTCGCACTGAGAGCCACCATTCGGTGACGGAAGAGACGCATGAGCAGTGGCTTGCCCGTCTCCGTTGATGACCAGCGATTGCGGCTAAGGGACGAACTCCCTTTCTTCGCCCGTAACTGCCTGAAGATACGGACTAAGTCCGGCAAGGTAGAGGCGTTCAGTCTCAACAAGGCGCAGGAATACATCCACTCAAAGCTTGAAGAACAGCGTGCCCGAACTGGGCGCGTTCGTGCCCTTCTCCTGAAGGGTCGTCAGCAGGGGTGTTCAACCTACGTCGGTGGCCGGTTCTACCATCGCACGTCCTGGTCTACGGGCCTGCGCACCTTCATCCTGACTCACGAGGATGCGGCCACTCAAAACCTGTTTGAGATGGTCAACCGGTACCACGAGCATGTACCGATCTATGTCCGCCCATCTACCGGGGCAGCGAATGCCAAGGAACTTTTTTTTGACAAGCTGGACAGCGGCTACAAGGTCGGTACTGCCGGCACCAAGGGTGTAGGCCGGTCCAGCACGGTCCAGTTATTCCATGGGTCAGAGGTGGCTTTCTGGCCTCATGCCGAGACCCATGCGGCCGGCATCTTGCAGGCTGTGCCGGATGAGGAAGGGACAGAGGTTATTCTTGAGACGACCGCAAACGGGATCGGCAACCTGTTCCATCAAATGTGGGGTGATGCTGAGGCTGGGCAAAGCGAATACATCGCCATCTTTGTCCCCTGGCATTGGCAGGACGAATACCGAAAGCCGGTGCCGGAAGACTTTGTGATGACCGACGAGGAGGCGGAATATCGTCGGCTCTACGATCTGGATGACGAGCAAATTGTCTGGCGACGTTACAAGATTGCCGAACTGAAAGACCCACTGCTGTTCAAGCAGGAATATCCGGCCACGGCAGCCGAAGCGTTCCAGATGACCGGGCATGACTCTTTCATCAAGCCCGAACTAGTCGCCAAGGCCAGGAAGGGAGAGGCGGCCGAATCAGGTCCGCTGGTGATCGGCTTTGACCCTGCACGCTTTGGCGATGACGGATCGGCCATGGCTCGCCGTAGGGGCCGCCGGCTTATTAAGGTTGAGCGCCGATACAAGCAGGATACGATGGAGTCTGCTGGCTGGATAAAGCAGGTAATTGACACAGAGAAGCCGGCCAAGGTCTTCATTGACGTGGGCGGGTTGGGTGCCGGTGTCTACGACCGCCTTGTAGAAATGGGTTACGGGCATATCGTCGTGGCTGTCAACTTTGGGTCGGCCCCGCTAGAGCCCCCGAAGCTGGACGAGCATGGCCGAGAACTTGGGGGCGGCCCACTGAACCGCCGCGCCGAAATGTGGATGGCCTCGCGTGACTGGCTGCAAGACGTTGCTGGCGTCCAGATCCCTGACGAGGATGGCTTGCAGGCTGACGCCTGCGGGCCTGCCTACAAGTACGACTCCAATTCCCGCGTGCAGTTGGAGAAAAAGGAAGACATGCGCAAACGTGGCGTCCGTAGTCCTGACGGCTGGGATTCTGTAGCATTGACCTTTGCTGAGCCTGTCGCTGTCGTGTGGGAAGCGCCAAAGCTGAACATTACCACCCAATTCTCCAATGACGGTTTCGGCCGTCGCGCATCGGTCCTAGAGGGCTGAAATGGAACCCATCACAAGCTATGCACACGACTGGCGAGGCAACCACTCGCTGACGTGCATCCGTTGCGGGGCGAAGACCGATATCGGTCAATGGTCAGTTAAGCCGTGCGCTAAGCACTACGAAGACCCCCGTAGCGGGTATAAGGACGAATCCTGATGGCGACCCGGAAACGCACCAAGAAGACCGAGCAGGGCAGCTTGCAGACCTATACGTCTGAGGTTGTCCCATCGTCGGCATCAAAGTCGGACTCGCGTAGCCCGTGGATGCTGTCCATGCTCCAGCGGTCTCAGGACACGTTCACCTTTGACACGGAGCAGCGCCGTCGATGCCTGGAGGACATGAAGTTCGCCTTTGTGGCTGGGCACCAGTGGGACCGTCACTTGGCCGGCAAGCGCCGGAACAAGCCCAACTACGAGTTCAACCGTATCCGCCAGTTGATCCGCCGGGTCACGGGCCAGCAGTTGAAGAACAAGCCTCAGATCAAGGTCCGCGCCGTCGAGGAAAACGACGTTGATACGGCTGAAATTTATAACGGCCTGATAAAGAACATCGAGGTACAGTCATCGGCTGAGAATGCCTATGACACGGCATTCCAATGGGCTTGTGGTGGCGGGTACGGTGTTCTGAGGGTCACGGCTGAGTACGAGTCTGACAACTCATTCGATCAGTGCTTGAAGATCGTCAACGTCATGGACCCGCTTACGGTCTGGTTTGACCCTGCGGCTCGGAAGTTCGACCGTTCGGACGCCCGTTTCGTCTTCGTTACTGAACTGATCACCAAGGAGCAGTTCAAAGAGCGGTGGCCTGACGCGGAAATGGTGGATTTCGACATCCCATCGTCCTTGGACTCCTTCGATAAGGAGTGGTTCTACAAGGACATGGTGCGAATCGCCGAGTATTGGTACATCGAGAAGGAGCCGGTGACGCTCTACCTGCTGTCCGATGGTGCGACAGTAGAAAAGGAGGAATGGGACCCGGTTCGTGACGAATGGGAGAATCCGCCCGTTGACCCGGCTACCGGCCAGCCCGCATACCAGCCAATCACGGTCAAGCAGGAGCGCGAGTCCACAAAGTCAGTGGTCTATTCGTGCCTGGTGTCTGGCCGTGGCCAGTTGGAGAGGCCCACCAAGTGGGCCGGAACCATGATCCCGATTGTCCCGCAGTGGGGCGACCTGATCAGCATCAACGGCGAGCAGATTTACTCGGGCATGACCCGGTTCGGCCGCGACGCGCAGACGGTGCACAACTTTGAATTCTCCACCATGGTTGAGGTGGTCGCCAAGCTGCCAAACAGCCCGCTGACCGCTACTCCAGCCATGATCAAAGGTCTGGAGAGCTATTACGAGCGCATGGGGTTTGACGACGCCCCGGTCCTGCTGTTCAACGTGGACCCGAACTCTCCCCAGGCTCGCCCGACCCGTGAGCCTCCCCCGATGCTGCCTGCTGCCTTGGCAAGCCTGTCGGCTATCGCAACGGACGAGTTGAAGGCCAACCTGAGCGTGTACGACGCCTCCATTGGCGCACAGGGCAACGAGTCCTCTGGCCGCGCGATCCTTGCCCGTCAGAACGAGGGCGAGATTGCGAACTTCAACTACATCGATAACCAGATCAAGGCCCTGAAGCGACTTGGCGAGATCCTGGTTGACGCCATCCCGCATATCTACGACGGCGAGCGGGCCATGCGGATTCTAGGCGAGGACAACGCCGAGAAGTACGTGGAGATCAACAAACCGATGCTTAATCAGCAGACAGGCCAAGTGGTGATCCAGCACGACCTGACGCGAGGCAAGTACGACGTGACGGTCACGGTAGGCAAGAACTTCGACACCGCCAGGATGGAGTTGGCAGAGGCTGCGCAGGCATTGGCAGGACAGCCGGGACCGTTCGGGGCACTGGGCCAGTTCATGCTCCTGAAGTCCCTCGACCTTCCCGGCATGGACGAGTACGTAAAGGCTGCCCGCAAGGTCCTAGTGTCTCAGGGCCTGCTGGAACCCAGCGATGGCGACCAGCCGCCGCAACCGCCTCCGCCAGACCCACTGATGATGACCAAGGCCGAGTTGCAGAAGGCCCAAGCCGACAAGGCCAAGGCCGAGACGGCGCAGATCATGGCCGAGACGCCATCCAACATCGAGAAGACGCAGGCGGACACGAATCGTGCGCAGGCTGACGCGCTCAGGGCTGCGGCTCAGGCGGGGAACTCGGTTGGTCAGTTTGAGCTTCCGTCGGGGTTTGCTGGGCCTTATCAGGGTGGGGCGCAGTGAGTCCGTCCTCGCAGTCCCGATGGCCTTTTACCCAGCCAGCGCAGAACGCTTTTACTTGCCGAGCTTTGTAACTACTGAGTTCTTCGTAGTCGGTCCCAGCTTTCCACCATGAGGTTTTAACTTCAGACACCGGGAATGACGACATGAGGTTGAACGTCTTGAAAGTCCCACATTCAACGCCGGGGAACTGGTCGCGAATGGCTTGTTCTAGGCGCTCAAAGTAAGGAGTTGGCTGGACTCTGTGGCCCATCGCCATCGAACGCATGATTGGGGTCAAGTCAGCAAAGAATGATGATGGGGTGATTTGTTCGGACATAAATCCTCCTGTTTCCCTGTAGTACGCAGTAACCGGCTAGGGCCGGCCATCGTTAACGTAGACAATTTTTACGGGCTGCCCTGAGCCGGGCTCAATCGCAAGATAGGAGGCAACCATTTGGGCAGGAGACGCAAAGCGGCCATCAAAAAGCATGGAGTGGAGTTGGTGCATAGTCCCTTCGCTATCAACCACTAAGACATCGGCTCTGGCCATCCATTTTCCATCCAGCGGATTAAGGCAGCGGCAGCCGCGTTCAGACACAACGAATCCTCCAGCTATCGCCAAGGCATCCCCATAGGATTTGGCGGCTTCGGCGGCTTCATCGTCGTGATAGCAGCCTGAAGGGATTTTCAGTAGCGAGTCAACTTTGTACATAGCTCCTCCCGTTTACAGCACCAACGCAGTCCTAGGCCAGAACCGGCCAACCTATTGACCACCCAACCAAAAGGTGTAGCATGACCGACGTAACCGACGTGGCGTCAACCACGGTAGCTCAACCCGAGCTGAAATCAGCTGACACTAGCGTCGTCAACAAGATCACCGCTGAAGCTGCCAAGGCAGAGCCTGTCAAGGCCGAGCCGGCAGTTGAGGCCAAGGTTGAGGAGACGGCCGTACAAGTCCCTGAAGGGGACGAGGCTGACGCACCAGATGCGGGTTCCGAGGCTGCCAAACCTGGCAAGAACTCTTGGAAGAAAAGGCTGGAAAGGGTCCGGCAGACAGCAGAAGCCGAAACCCGCGCTAATGTCCTGAAAGAGTTGATCGACCAAGGCGTCATCAAGCCGCCGAAGCCGCCGCAGGAAGCTGTGGTGGAGACGAAGGCTGAGAAGTCGCTGGAGGACTTCGACTACGATCAGGACGCTTACCTTGAGTACAAGCTAGAGCGCAAGCTAGAGCAGCGAGAGGCAAAGCAGCGCGAGGCCGAGGAACAGAAGCGTCAAGCCGAGACCGCCAAGCAGTTCGAGGCGAAGGTCAGCGAGTTTGAGCAGCGTGTGGGGGAGGGGGCGTGGCAGGAGGTTCTCGAATCTCCGATCAACCTTGATCCCGAGTTCAAGCCACTGGCGGCGATGATCGAGGGCGACGACCTTGCCTTAGACATTGCCCATCACCTCGCTTCCAACCCGGACAAGGCCGAGGAGATCATCAAGCTCTCCCCGCTGAAGATGGCGCTGGAAGTGGCGAAGATCGCCGAACAGCTAGGCGGAAAGCAGTCCGAGAAGCCTGCGCCCGTGCTTCCGAAGAAGACCACCAATGCCCCCCCGCCTCCCAAGACGGTCACGGGCTCTGGCAAGCCTTCGGTAGACGTGAACTCGCCGGATCTTACGCCAGAGCAGCGGATCGCCATGTGGAGGAAAAGGGGCTAAGTCCCTAACCCTTCTCGGAGTTTGAAATGGCTAACCAGCTACTTACCACCGACATGATCGCTGACCGCGCCCTGATGCGGTTCAGCGAGGCACTGTCGTTCACCAAGACCATCCCGCGCACCTACGATTCTTCGTTCACGACCGGCGCTCCGGCTATCGGCGACACCCTGCGCGTCCCGATCCCGCAGCATGCCGTGATCAACCACGGCCGCGTCGCCACCCCGGCCCCGATGAAGACCATCGTTCGCCCGGTGACCATTCAGGATCAGGTCAACTTCTCGATCCAGTACACCAGTGCAGAACTGGCGCTGGATATCGAAGAGTTCGACCGCCGTTATCTGTCCCAGCAGGTCGCCGACTTGGCGGTCAACGTTGAGGCTGCGGTGCAGAACCTGGCCTATCAGTCGATCCCGAACCAGACCGGCACCCCGGACGCCCAGTGGACGCAGCTTGCTTACGCCAACATCGCTCGGAAGTACATCGAGGACAACGGCGGCGGCAAGGGCACCAAGAAGATGTTGACCAACAACGCGGCGGATACGACCATCATCCCCGCGCTGGCTGGCCTGTTCAACGCCCAGCGTCAGATTGACGTGCAGTACGAAGAGGGCGTCATGGGTCGCGCGTCGGGCTTTGATTGGGTGTCCTCGACGGTTGCCCCGGTTCACACTCGCGGCTCGGCTAACGCCAGCTACGACGTGAACGGCGCGAACCAGACGGGCTCGTCCATCGCCATTGACACCGGTTCCGGCACCTTCAACGTTGGTGACATCGTGACCTTCGCGGGCAGCATTGCGGTTCACCCGCAGACCAAGCAGACGTTGGGTTACCTGCGTCAGTTCACGGTGACTGCGCCGCTAACGGGCCCCGGCAACCTGCAAATCTATCCGGCGATCACGGTCACGGGCAGTGAGCAGAACGTCACAGCCTCCCCGACTGATGGCGGCGACGTGGTGATTCAGGGCACGGCATCGGATACCTACGGCATCTCGATGGCCTACCGTCCGGAAGCCTTCTCCTTCGTGACGGTGGACCTGCCCGAACTGACCGGCTGGAAGAACAGCCGTCGCCAGTTCGAGGGCATTTCCATGCGCGTTGTGGAGGCGTCGGACGCGATCAACGACATGAACCTGACCCGCTTCGACATCATGTGGGGCTTCGGCGCGCTGCGTCCGGAGTGGGCATGCCGTATCGCCAATGACCCCGCCCTTCTGACCCCGGCCTAAGGAGATAATCCATGTCCACTCCCGCCAATCCGAACGTGGATGATCGCTCCAACACCACGTTTTTCACCGGACCGCTTGCCAATGGCACCCAGTTGACCGGCGTGCTGTACATCGACACCAGCACGCTTCCTACCGCTGACCCGGCTGTTGCAGGGCAGATTTGGTCGGATTCCGGCGTGCTGACCGTCTCGGCAGGCTAACCCACAAGGGGAGGCTTTACCCTCCCCTTTCTCTAGGAGAAGATCATGGCCGCAACCGGCAATGAAAAGCTGTATGTGTCGCAGAATGGGGGCGGTAAGGCTACGGTTTCCGCGTCTGAAGTGGCCGCGCTCGCCAATGGGTCGATTCAGGCCCCAACGGCCTCCGTGCGGGGCGGCGTGCTGCTCGGCGATGCGGTGGCAAACTGCACCGTTGCCGCTGACGGAACCTCTGCGGGCACGCAATTGAATCTGCTGCTGGCAGAGCTGAGGGCTTCTGGCGTCATTGCGGCGGCCTAAGCCATGACTACGGTCGCCGATTTCATCAAGGATACGTTGGGGACCATCCAGGTCATCAACACCACGCAGTCTGTCTCCGACAAGGACATGCAGACCGGTATCCGGTTCCTGAATCGGCTCATGACCCGGCTGGAAGCCTCTGGAATCTCGATGGGCTGGCAGAACGTCACCAGCCCGGATGACGAGCTCCCGATGCCTGCCGAGGTTGAGCTTGGCATCATGTACTCGCTGGGCATCATGCTCGCGCCTCAGTACGGCGTTGACGTGATGCCTGCGGTAGCTGCCGGCGCGCAGACCTTCATGAACGACGTGATGCGTGACCAGATGGTCGCCACGCCGATCCAGCCGATTCTTGACCTTCCGGCTCCGGACGGATGGAGCAATAGGACCATCAACGGCTCGACCTTCTATGTCGGGTGACGCATGAAAATGCAGCCGCTGGACATCGTAGACGGCACCTACAAAGACGAGGACCTTTCGTTCTCGGCGCAGGATACGTGCAACTACCTGCCAACCTCTGCTGAGCAGTCAGGCACACGCACAGCGACCATGTTGCGCACGCCGCCGGGGTTAAAGCCTGCGGTATTGATAGGGGTATTTGTCCCCGATGAGGAGCCCGAAGCCTAATGGCGATGGAGGTTGCCGGCGCAGTCCGTAACGCCTACAGCGCTGAAGGGCGGATGTTTGTCGTGGCCGGGCAGACGCTTTACCAGATCACCCCGGCCGGAGTCTCTGTTCCCCTCGGAACGGTCCCTGGCACAGGGCGTGTCTCGTTCTCGCACAACCAGATCACCAACGGAAACGAAATTCTCGTCAACAACGGGAATGCCGGCTACATTTTCAACACGGTGACTCAGGTTTTCCAGCGGATCACTGACACATCCTATCCGGGCGGTCTTCGGGCGGCGTTCCTCAATAACCGGTTCATCCAGATCGAGCCTAAGCGTCGATATGCCTTCCCGTCCGCATTGGCTGATGGGCTGAATTACAGCGCACTGGACCGTTTTACCTCCGAAGTCTCGCCGGATCTTCTGGTCGGTCAAGAGGTCAGCAACAACGAACTGGTTCTTTTCAGTACCTCGACTGGGGAGTTCTACGAAGACACTGGGGCAAATCCCGAGCCGATCCGATCCAAGCAGATCGTGATGCAGCGCGGTATGGGCGGACCTTACGCCAGCGCGACGATGGACAACACCATTTTCTTCCTTGGAGACGATGGGAGTTTCTACCGGCTGGAGGGGTATCACCCTGTTCGCATCTCAACCAAGCCCATCGAGCAGTCGATCCGTGGAAAGAACTGGTGGAACTGCTTTACGACGGTCTGGCAGGACTCAGGCTATAAAGTCTGCTACTGGACGTTCCCTGACGGCCTGACGTGGGGCTTTGATGTTTCGACGGGGAAATGGCACCGACGCGAGTCCTACGGGTTCAACCGCTGGCGAATCAACTCCCTGACCTACTGGCAGAACAAGTGGTATGGCGGTGATTTCCAAGCCGGCAAGCTCTATGAGCTTGACTGGGATTACATTCTTGAGGGAGATCAGGAGTTCGTTTCATATCGCTCGGCCGGGGTAATTTCCGATTCTCAGAATCGAGTGATCCACGAGCGCCTAGAGCTGATCGTCAATACTGGCATGGTGGAGACAGTCCCCACTACGTTCATTGATCAGCCGGAAGGGCCAGCTATCTCAGGAGACGGCCCGGATTCATTTGCTGGATCACCGTATTCCTTCTCCTACACCCTCACCCCGGGGGACTCGCCTATTGCCAGGACCGTCCTTCTTCCCGGCTCATACGTTGAGATTGGCGGAGTACAGACGCCAATCCCCTCTGAAGGGTGGGCATGGAATCAGGCCACGGCCACTATATCGGCAACAACTCCGATCACCGGAACGATGGTTCACCTTTTGCCCCGTGTGTATGACACAAACGGGCTTTATGATGACCACGAAGATGACATTCTGATCTCCAATCAGTACACCTTACTGGTGACGGGCGCGGCAATAAACCCTGGTGATCCGATGTGGGCCACAGCCTCTGCGTTGCCTATCCCAAGTTTCACGGGCATAGCACAGTCAACCGGGGCTGATATCTCCGGGGCCACGGCTCAGTATGCGGACGGGGTGTGGTGTGCGGCTAACGATACGGAGTTCAGATATTCGGATGATGACCTTGCTACGTCACAAGGAGGCGCGATTGATCTTGATGGGAGTTCGGTGTCGGCTATTTTCGGGAGTGCCGGAGGCTGGGTAATCAAGGCATCCCCCGCATTCTCGGATCTTCCTCTCGCGGATCAGCCGCCTACGGCATTTGCCAATTCAGCTCCCACAGCGCTGATGACCAACGGTATCAACACGCTAAGTGTCGCGCTTGGAGTTCGCGGGTTTAGCGTGGGGCAGTACAGTTTCGTCACGGTGCAATACAACCTCCTGAGGACGGAAGACCCTACTGGGACGTGGATAGGGGTGTGGGACCAGTACGCCACGACGGCTGCCGGGTGGGACCCTAACGGCCTGAGCATCCAGTATTTCTACGACGCCGTAGAGTGGGATGAGGAAATGTATGCCGCTGTCCGGTGGGGGTTTAACGTTGTCTCTGCCCGTTATCAGATTCGGTCCTCGCCCGGTTTCGGGACCGATTGGCAGGACGGCACCATCGTGTGGGATCAGGCTTCCGAAGGTGGCGCGCCGCTTCAGCTTGGCGTGACGGATACCAATACCCTTGTTGCTTATTGCATGGGGGCAGAAGCATCCATCCGGACAAGCGTTGATGACTTCGCCACGCTCCATCCGCTGGGAATTGGCGGCGTTTCGGTAGGGGGCGGGTCTATCGCCGAGATCTCCCCGCCGCGCAAGATGACCTGCGCTGGCCGTTATGTGTTCGTCATAGGAACGGGGGCGGATGCCAACAAGTGCGTGCAGTTCGATACGACAACGAATGAAATCGTGGACACGTACACACTCCCCATCAATAACGCAGTCAGCATCGCAGCGGGAGAGGCTCCATGAGCGACCAATATGTGCGAATGCAGTATTCCGACGACGGGGGGCACAACTGGTCCGACTGGGAAGAGGCGGCTATCGGCGAGGTCGGGCAGTACGCCAAAAAGGCAGTGTGGACCCGGCTAGGGTCTTCCTACCAGCGCGTATATCGCTGGGCCTCCTCCAGCCCCCGGAAACGCGATATTCTAGGAGCCGCAATCTCCATGAAAGGGACGATTGGGTGATGCTTAAAGATCCTGAATGCTTGGCAAGGTACGAAGAAAGCCAGCACGCATTGGCTAGGCTTTCTGCCGTCCATGAGATTCAGGAACGGATGAAGGAGCTGCCTCAGGTTCCGGGCATTTGTGGGAATGAGGGAGAACACCTGACCCATCGGTTTTCCCCTGGCATCTACACCCGGGAGCTATTCATCCCAAAGCACACCTTCGTTATCGGGAAAACCCATAAGCACAGCCACCCGGTTTTTTTCATGCAAGGGAAGTGCCGGATGTGGGACGTAGGGGCCGGGACCGACCCCGAGGACATGGAGGCCCCGAAGATTTGGGTTTCCATGGCTGGGGCAAAGCGGGTTCTGCTGACACTGGAGGATTGCATCTTTGCCACGGCCCATGCCTCAGATGAGACAGATTTGGACGCCTTGGAGGCGGAACTCATCGTTCCCGAATCCGAGGCCATGCAGTTAAGTCAATTGGCCGCACTACCAAGAATTGTATGAACGGACCCGCTGAATGCTGGGGTGTGATTCAGGAAAACGGCCTGCGGGACGATAACGGCTGCCTGACGTGGCTGGGTCACACTCAGACAAAGGGCTACGGGTTTATCCGCTGCAATGGCCGTTATCAGGTCACCATGCGGATCGTATGGCAGCACTTCAAAGGAGAAATTCCGGAAGGCGTGTCGGTGATGCATAAGTGCGATAATCGCCGCTGTTGCGAAATCTCGCACCTTCAGCTAGGGACGAATGCGGACAACATTCTGGATAAGGCGAAGAAGGGTCGGGCTAGGAAGAAGCTATACAAAGAGCAAATTCCTGAGATTAGGAAAATGCTTGAGGCTGGCATGAGTCAAACCGCAATTGCAAAGATTTACGAGGTGAATCCATCTTCGATTCACTACATCAAGTCTGGTCGTCATTGGGCGCATCACTAAGGCCCGGAGGGTAATGCCATTTCGTGGGGATACGTTGCAGTAGCAGCCGCGACCGTTATCGGTGGCGCACTCAGTGCTGACGCAGCCGGTGACGCGGCGGACGCTCAGGCACAGGGTTACGACGCGGCCACGCGAGAGCAGCGCCGCCAATTCGACATCACCCAGCAGAACCTACAGCCATGGTTGGCTGCGGGCCGCGATGCGCTGACTACTCAGCAGCGATTCCTTGGTGGGGATCAGACCGCCTTTACCCAGTCTCCCGATTACCAATGGGTATTCGATCAAGGCAGGCAGGGAGTGGAGGGCAGCGCTTCTGCCAGAGGAAACCTGTTCGGTGGCGGAACGCAGGCAGAGCTAACCCGCTACGGACAGGGAATGGCCTCGCAGGAACTGAACAACTGGTGGAATCGGTTGGCCGGCGTATCGCAGACAGGACAGAACACCGCCAACTCTCTCGGCAACTTCGGTCAGGCTTATGGTCAACAGGCAGGAAATAACGCCATAGGGTCGGGTAATGCGCGAGCATCCAGCTACCAGCAGCAGGGCCAGATCGCTAATCAGACCATCGGCCAGCTTGCCGGTCTGTGGGGTCAGTATCAGGGAGGCCGTGGGTGATGGACATTGTGGGTAATTTCCAGCGCGGTCTTGCCTTTGGTCAGGAGCAGAAAGAGCGCAAGCGCGTTGAGACTGAGCGCACCCAACTGCGCAACCTTGCCCCGCAAATCATGCAGGGCGACCCGAACGCCTACACGCAAGCCGCCGCGATCAACCCCGAGGCGGCGGGTCAATTCCAGTCGGCCGGGGATCAGCAGTACCGTCGGGTGACCAACGTCGCCAAGATGATGCGAGACGCCATCAATACGAACAACCCGACGGCGAAACAGCGGGCTTTCCAGACGATCCGGCCGTTTCTCCAGCAGATGACGGGCGGGCGTCCCGTGCCCGAGCAGTGGGATGATTCACTGTTGCCGGGGTTTGAGCAGTTTGAGAACCGCATTTCCATGGCTCAGGCGATTCCGAAGGAAATCCCCTCTGGCTTCCAGCAGTTCCAGCTTACTGCTCAGGCCGCCGGCCTTCAGCCGGGTTCCCCCGAATACCAGCAGGCAGCCCGTATTGCCTTAGGTCAAGAGGGCCGCGCGGCGTCTGGCGGATTCGGCTTCTTTGAGTTTGAGGGTGCCGACGGCCGGAAGCGCATGGGCCGGAACAACCCCCGGACTGGTCAGCGTGAGCTTTACGACGAAACGACCGGCCAATTCGTTCCGCTTGGCGGGGCTGCCGGCATGGGCGGCGTCTCTGCTGGGGCAGGGCCAACGGAAACCCGAGTCAACATTGAGGGTATTTCGCCAGAAAGGCAGCAGCAGATTGCAAACGTTGCTTCTACCATGCGAGCGGCTAGCGTGCCTGAAGATCGAATCGCGGCTTGGGTTTCCCAAGAGCTATCAACTGACCAGACTGTCAGTCGTCCGGGCGGACCTTCTGTT